TAACTAACCTAACTGCCGTTCAAACATTTTTACCAAGTTGGACAGTAATCCCATTTTTGTTCTTCATATTAGCGGGATTAGTTTCAACACTTGACAGCCATCTTTGCGCTATCGCTTCATTGTTCGGTCATGATTTAACAAAATCAACAGACCAAAAAGAAATAGTTGCATTCTCCCGAATCGGAATGATTTTGATTACCGTTCTTGCAATCCCATTAGCGTTAATACCTGGATTACAAATATGGCAATTCCAAATGTTCTACGGAACAATGCGTGCCTCAACTTTAATACCAACAGTTTTAATGTTGATGTGGGCTAAATACGTTCACGAATCTGGAGTATTTTACGGAATCCTATTTGCAATTTGTATCGGTGTTCCATTACTTGGTTACGGAAACGCAACAAAAGATTGGCATTTCATTGTTGCCGGTTCATTATTAACTATCGCATTATCCGGTGGAATCACTTATTTTGTTTCAAGATTTAAACAAGACGAAGCAAAATTGTATGACCAAAGAGATAGAGTGTTAGTAAAATAAATGGCACAACATTACCGGAATCAAAAAGTCGATAAAGATGTTTACTCATTAACTATCGAAAGAATTGAACGAATCTTTGACATTTTTGACAATGTCACAGTTTCATTTTCCGGTGGTAAAGATTCAACTGCTGTATTGAATACTGCCTTAGAGGTAGCCGAGAGACGTGGTCGTTTACCTCTAAGAGCAATCTTTTACGATGAAGAATGTATCCCACTTGAAACAGTTGAATACGTTACAAGAGTTCAACATGATCCGAGAGTTAATTTAGAATGGTATTGCGTTCCTTTACAGTGCCGTAACGCTTGTTCAAGTAAAGACCCTTTTTGGTATCCATGGGCGCCAGAAGATAAAGATAAATGGGTGCGACCATTACCGGAAGGTGCAATAACCTCTTTACCATTTTTAGAGGGTTTAGAAAGACACGAACGTCCAGGTTGGCCAGAGATAAATCATTTAATAGATAACAAAAGTGGTTCGTCAATTTATTTACTTGGTATTCGCGCTCAAGAATCTTTAATGCGACAAGCAGCCGTAACGAATCGAAAAGAAGATAATTACATAATCAAATTAACTGAGGGTATATATAAAGGGTACCCAATTTATGATTGGCAAACAGAAGACGTTTGGACAGCCCCAGCAATACATGATTGGGATTACAACCACGCTTACGATAATTTAGAAATGCTTGGAATCCCTGCACATGCTCAAAGATGCGCACCACCTTTCGGTGAAGAACCAATGCAAAAACTTTGGGTGTTTAAAGAAGCGTTCCCACAAATTTGGGACAAAATGATTGCACGCGCCCCAGGTGTTGCAACGGCAGCAAGATATTCAAATACAGAACTTTACGGTTTCGGTGGTGGTATTGAAAAACCTTATGGAATAAATTGGGCTTCTTATATTAGAGAGTTATTAGAGAAGCAACCAGAAACAAAAGCAAGAGTTAGATTCGATATGCCTAAAAGTGAAAAAGCCGGACAACGTTCAGGTGAACGAAGCGCAAAAGGCGAAGTCGTACAAAATATAATGTCAATGATTAACAGTCATTACAAAATGACCGGTGGTTTACCAATCGTTGTAGACGCTAAACACCCAAGAAGTGGTGTGTCTTGGAAATTCTTGGCTTCAATTGCTATGCGTGGTGACTATAAAGGACGCAGAAGTTTAAATGCCGTGGCAATAAAATTTGAACACCCCGACTTTCCAAAGATGTTAAAAAAATATGAAACAGAATTACAAAAAATAAAAGATGAAAATAGATTATGGGAAATACAACCAACACTAGATAGTAATTTGGAGAGCAAAACATGAGCAAAGAAAAACAACCATTAGAAAATCTTAAATGGGTAGACCCAACAACTTTGACAGCGAACGACTATAACCCTAATCATGTTGCACCACCAGAAATGGAATTACTAAAAATATCTATTTTAGAAAACGGTTGGACCCAACCAATTGTTATAAGTCCAGACGGAACAATTGTTGATGGATTTCATAGATGGACTTTAGGATTAAAAGATAAAGAAGTTCAAAAACTTACAAACGGTTTAGTTCCGGTTGTTACTTTAACTAATTTAGACCAAGCGTTATCACGTCTTGCAACAATAAGACATAATCGCGCAAGAGGAAATCACTACGTTGTTAAAATGGCAGATATTATTCATGAATTAAAAGCGTTAAACTTAAGTGATGAAGAAATATCACAACGACTTGGAATGGAACTAGAAGAAGTCGAAAGACTATTCGATAGAGGTCGTTCAACTAAACGTAATGCATTAAAAGAATTCAACAAAGGTTGGGTTCCAGGTTAGGAGTTCAAAATGAGTGGTCAAGTTGGCCGCCCTCCTGTGCCTATTGAACGTAAAAGAAAATTAGGTAATCCAGGTAAAAGGCCGTTACCGAATAAAAAAGATATTGTTTTAATTCCAGGCGCACATGTTATACCGGAACCGTCAAGACCGTTATTCGGTCCAGGTAGAGATTTATGGAATCGTATTTGGGGTGCAGGAATAAGTTGGATATCACCTAATACAGATTTAGAATTATTGGTTATGGTTTGCGAGCAAGTAGACGAGCGTTCAAAATTAAGAGCAAGAGTTTGGAACGATAATCGAAATGAAGAACGCAAAGCATTAAGAGCACTTGAAAGAGAAATAGTAAATAACTTGAGTCTATTAGGGTTTACACCAACCGATAGAAGTAGACTCGGAGTAGCCGAAGTCCACCGTCAATCGAAACTAGAGGAATTAAGAGAACGTGCCGCGCAACGTGAATACGAACAATAAAAGTTGGCCACCTCGTTGGCTTACTGAAGTTTCACCGGAAGATTTAAATAAAAGTATTGGTTCAGAAGTCGCTGACTTTATTGAAGCATTGTGTATACAAACTAAAGACACCGTTGCCGGTAAAGCCGGTGACCCTTTAATTTTAAGAGATTGGCAACACGAATTATTAAATCATTTATTCGCTTTAAGACCAGACGGTAAATTTAAACACCGTAACGCCCTTGTCGGCATGGCTCGAAAAAATGGAAAATCTGCTTTGTCATCTGGTATTGCACTTTGGGGTTTATTTATGGGACCTAAAGGTGGAGAAGTTTATTCGGCAGCAGCAGACGGTAAACAAGCACGAATTGTTTTTAACGATGCAAAGAAAATGGTTGAGGCTTCACCGGACTTACGTGATCAATGTAGAGTTTTTAGAGACGTTATCGAAGTACCAAGCACAGGTTCAATTTATCGAGTGCTATCAAGTGAAGCGTTCTCTAAAGAAGGATTATCACCAACGTTAGTTATTTATGACGAATTACATGCAGCCCCGAATGATGAACTTTATAACGTGCTTCAATTAGGTTCCGGTGCTCGCGAAAACGCTTTACTTATGGCAATAACAACAGCCGGTGTGAGAACAGATACTAACGGTCAAGATTCAATTTGTTACCGTCTTTACAATTACGGCAAAAAAATTGTTACAAAAGAAATAGATGACCCAACATTTTTTATGTCATGGTGGGAAGCCCCAATAGAAGCAGACCATAGAAGTCCCGAAACTTGGAAATTAGGTAATCCAGGATTTAATGACATTAACGATATTGAAGATTTTGAATCAGCAGTTAAACGTACACCTGAAGCAGAGTTTCGTACAAAACGAACAAATGCTTGGGTTTCATCTAAACAAGCATGGCTTCCAGCAGGTTCGTGGGATAAGTTAGCCGAACCACAAGACTATAAAGATAAAGACATAATTTTAGGTTTTGACGGTTCTTTTAGTGGTGACGCTTCAGTTATTGTTGGCGTAACCGTTGAAGAAAAACCTCACGTATTCTTAGTAAGAGCGTGGGAAAAACAACCAGAAGATACAGACGATTGGCGTGTAGATATCGCTGATGTAGAAAACACAATTATTGAATGGTGTCGCGATTACAAAATAAAAGAAGTAGCGTGTGACCCTTTCCGTTGGCAAAGAAGCATGCAAGCATTAGCCGAACTCGGTATTCCTATTGTTGAATGGCCTTCCACTTCTGCAACTCGTATGGTTCCAGCGTGCGCAAAGTTTTATGACAGCGTCACCGGTGAAAACTTAACTCATGACGGTAATCCTTTAATCTCAAGACATATTTCAAATGCGATACTAAAAGTTGATAGACTAGGACCTAGAATAGTAAAAGAACACAAATCTTCATCGCGTAAAATAGATGGAGCAGTAGCGAGTATTATTGCTTATGATAGAGCAACAGCATATCGTCAGCAGGAAACAGTAGTCCCTGGATTTTGGTCACTTTAGGAGTAGCATGAGCACAATTTTACAAATTGTAGGTGCTAGTTTAATAACAATCGGAACAATTTTATTAGCCGTACCGGCAGGCTTAATTATTGCAGGAACTTTTGTAATCTTATTTGGAATAGCGATGGAGAGAAATGCTAAATAATTTATTTGAAAAAAGAGCAATCTCTTTTCAAACCATTTTTGGGGTAGGCGATAGTTACGCTTTTGCAACTAAAGCAGGCGTTGAAATTACCCAACTTGAT